GTCGGTAGCATCTCGGCCACCTTCCACAGCATTGCAGACTTGCCAATACCCATCTCACCCTCGCCAATCAGACAGACCTTGTGGCCGATGGTGGCGACACTCTGGGCGAACTCTTCCAACGAAACAGTTGAACCTAACATGATGCACTCCTTTATTACTTATTGGTAATGATGTTCTTCATACACTTGTCGCTTGGCGACACTCTCGTTACATCGAACAAACCAAAGTCCTGATCCTCCTGCATTTTGTATAACTTCCTGCGGATTGCTTCGTAACTAAACCTATGGTCGTACATGTAGTACCCTCCCGAACTACGCTGCTTACCTCGTGACTCGATTGGTCTTATTAAGTCGGTCAACTCACACAGCATCATCATGTACATCGACTCATCTGTACTGGTGTACGTTGTCCATTCGGAAAACGATTTCATCTGCATACCCTTCTTCGTCAAGGTGTCTAGCCTCCCCTCTTGAGTCAGCAGTCGTGTCTCGTTGTTGATCCACCCATCCGACAACTTGAGGATCGACTTGCTGAACTTCAGGAACGGATCGAATAACTTGCGTGCTTCCTTGGTTCGCTGCTTGTTCAGCACCCTGACCAGATACGTCACCTCATCGGGCACTAACCGATTGTGCTCATCCCTTCGTATCGTCAGCGGCTTGAGCAGCGGAATGTAAACACCGTTTATAAAAGCCCACAGCACCCTGCTCTTACGCATCACGATGAACGGGCTCCATGAAGTCATGAACTCCGCAGTCGATATGCTGTTCCACCCGTTAGTGGTTAGCGTGATGCTGTTGTCCCGCTTGATGGTCACGCAGTTGGTCTGGTACAGGTGGTAGGCGTATGTATCCTCGTCGATCTTCTCGACTCGCTCCCAGTCACGGCGTCGATCACCCAACGGTCTGATGTCCGCAGACCGCCCACGAATCGGCTTGATGCTCTCGTACAGGTTCTTGATGCCTTCGAATGTGTATCGGTTCATCATTGCTCGCACTCCTCAAACATATCTAGTTGTTCTGGGTACTTGATCAGCGTGTCCAGTTTGGGTCGATCCCACGGTCGGACTTCACCGAAATACATATAGCCTTCCTCCAGTATCCGTCTGATACCCGCAAGGGCATCGTCTGGTGTGCCCGTCGATAGGGCTTTAAGTGCTTCGATGATCTGGTCGTTAGCCGTACGCTCTTGTGTGTACAGTTCTTCCAGAATCTCTATCTCGTCGGGCTCGTACCCGCATGGCTCGTCGTCATACTTGCCATTGAATTGTTGTTTGTTATCCACGTTCGCACTCCTGTAAACATCTGTTTATAAATTGTTGCGTGGGTGGCTCTTAACCTTGTTCTTACACCCGCCCCCACGCAGACGGGCGATGCAGGACGTTCAACCTCCTATTAGATGCGATACCCACAACGTCCAAGTCTCTCTCGCATCTAGTCAATCAACCGGCCATCAAACCGGCCAGACGTAGGGCATATCGTCCGGCTCAGTCCATCCGAAACGGGCGTAGTACTTCGGGTCTTTGCGGAGTAGGTTCGATCTGTGCGATGCGTGTACCCGCTCGTCACCTAGCCACGGTGGGATCCTCGTCTCGTCTCCCTGTTGCTCCCGCATCCATGCCCAAGTCTCAAAGAAGGGCAGTAGTGAGTCTCTGTACCCTCGCCGTACCCACTCGCGGCACATACAGGCTCCGTATGACGCTAACTCGTACTCGTAGCCACGCCACATCTTGGTCGCGGGATGGTTGACCCATCCGCCTTGCGTCTTACCTAGTGCCAGAAGTATCTGTTTGCACTCGACTCGTTGTTTGCCCAATCGCCTGTAGTCGAGCATCTGCGCCGACTCTATGTATGACGGGCTTGGTAGGAATGTTTGCACTCGTCTCTCCCGTTTTGTAAACAGTTGTTTATACGTCGTTGGATTCTTATTATGCTTCGCATTATATCAAACTATTACAGACTTGTCAAGTGTTTTAGACTCTGTTGTTGTGGTGTAGGCTACCGAAAAACAGCCCGACCATTCCCTGTAGTTCTGTTGATCCTTGATCCGCAGGACGCACCATCGCCCGTTCACTTCTCGCGCCACGCAGATATCGCCTCGCTTCCATCCGTTCCAGCCGATCATCGGTAGAACCCTCCCTTGTTGTTGATGCCTTTCAGATCCTCGGTGTTCGTCACTAGGATGTAGTTGCTCTTGTGCATCGGGACAATCGTGCGGGTTCGTGGTGGATGGGCGCACTCGCTCCGCATACATATGGTGTATCCCAGTTCCCACCTCGCGGGATTGATTGGGGCGTTGCACTTCTGGCAGGTGTAGTCACTCATTGTGTGTCCTCGTGTAAACGGTGTTTATAAATCGGTGTGAGTAGGCCGTGAGTGCCAAGTAGCAAAGTGTTCTTGAAAAATTCTTTATGTAATTCATGGGGTTACGGGCTTAAATGTCGCGCTGAGTAGGCAAGTAGCGTTTTTTGAGCCGCCTAGGAAGGTCGGGCTGTCTCAACGCACAAAAAATAAACATGTTTATACGAAATAAAATCATCAACCCCCGTAAGAATATAAAATATGCTACTCATCTACTCACCCCCCCCTAAAAGTGCTCAATTCTAATTTAAAATCAATAACTTACAGGTGAGTAGGGGCTGCTACTCACGCTACTCACGCTACTCACGCACTACGGCAAAATGGGGCTTGACGCTGCCGACTCGGTACGATATGCTGCACGCAGCATATCGGTTGAAGCACAACAAGAATGAGCCGGTATCATTCATAAACATCTGTTTATCTAAGCCCACGGGAACCTGTTCCTACAGGCATGATAGTTCGGCGAAAAAATAACCCGCGCCATGTGGCGCGGGTCACTCGGTGGGTCATTACTTGTTGATGTATTTCAGGGCGGATTCGAGATGCCCGATGACCATGCCGATGTCGAACGTCTCGCCTTCCGCCTTCTGGCACGCCTTGATCAGCGCGGCGAGTTCCTCATTCAAACGTGTTTTCAGGTCACGCTTGGCGGCAGGTTCCGCCTCTGCCTCGCTCGGGAAGGCGTACTTCACCACGCGTCCAAAGTAGACTGAACCTTTACCGCGTACCGTCTTTTTTGCCTCGATCAGGTTCAGGTACGTTTGCTGAACCGCTGGCGTGCTCTGCCGCCATGCCTCCGAACCTTTGCGCGGTACTTCTGCGCGGATAACCCGCAGTGCTTCATCACCCATGGCCGGATAAATCACCATGTCCAGAAACTCGGCGCGCACTTCATTCAGTGCCGCCTCGCTCGCGTACTCTGCGCGGACCGCCGCGCCGACGTCCAACCATTTGCGCTCCGCCTTAGTCTCGGTGGCAATAGCGTCCGTCACAACCTTTTTGATATTCGCGTTGATCATGATTTGCACTCCATTATGTAAACTTGTTTATATGTTGCTGCGGCCCTTGCCGCGATTGCCCTATTATAGTCTCATATTGTGGGGAAAATGTCAAGTATTCTAGATTTTCAAAGTATAAACAGGTGTTTATAAAACGGGCCGGACGCGACCCCACCGTACCCCGACCCACCCAAATGCGCGTAGGAGTCCCGCGTCTCCGTCTACTCTATGATCCGCACATCTGGTATACTATTTTTAAAATCGGTGCTGGCTTCCTTAAGTCCCCTTCACCACCACCACTTAAGGCGCGTCTTTGACAAAGCACTCCGGAATCGTAACCGGACCTACCCCACCCCCTCATATATAGAAACCCCCCGGTACCTCGTTTGGGTCCCATACCCCCACGGGATATATTTGTATTTTTTAAAATAGTCCGTATACTCCCGGGCAACGACATCACAGGCACGGTTATGCCGGTTGTTGCAACGCCAGAACTGGGGATTCCGTTCCCATTTGATACAACTCCGGAAGAGCTAAACGACTTCCGCGCAAAAGCTGAGGCTCTACTCAACACGGTTGAGGTTCTAGAGAGTGAAGGCTTGTCCGTCGAAGTTACGGACGACGACCGAGTTCAGTCCCACGCGATAATGCTGGAAGAGAAACTTCCGCCTCCGAAGGACATAACCCCCGCTTCGGTTAAACATCTAAATACGATACTCACCGAGTTCGACCGGGAATTATTCGACGTACATCGTCGGCTACGGAATTACGTCACAAACAAACTGGTAATCGAGTCTACGGACGAAGACGCCAAGGTACGGCTGAAGGCGCTGGAATTACTGGGCAAAGTCTCGGGAGTTGGACTCTTTTCGGAGAGGATCGACGTAAATGTGACGCACCGTACGGTGAAGGATATCGAAGACGAGTTGAAGAAAACCCTGCAACTCTACGAGGGTGAGTACAACGTAGTGGACGAAGATAAACCCGTTGCACTTGCCGAGATTGATCTGGACGAGGAACTTGGGCTGAATAACAGCGAAGAAGATTTGGAAGATGGATCCGAACCTACTTCGTAACGTAGAACAACGCCTTCCGAACCTACCGCCTGAATTGCAGCAAAAGGTGGGGCAGCTTCTGGCTGAAGCTCGCAAGATTGGTACCAAGGAAAAGGCCCAAAGTGACTTCATGGCCTACGTCAATTACGTGTGGCCGAACTTTATCCATGGCCGACATCACGAAAAGATGGCACGAGCCTTTGAACGCGTGGCAAATGGACAGGTAAAACGCCTGATTATCAACATGCCACCCCGTCACACTAAGTCTGAATTTGCTTCGTACCTGCTACCAAGCTGGTTTCTGGGTAGGTTCCCGGGCAAGAAGATCATTCAGACCTCTCACACAGCAGAATTGGCGGTGGGATTTGGACGTAAAGTACGTAATTTGGTGGATTCGGACCGGTACAAAGACATATTTCCAGAGGTTGCGCTGCAAGCTGACTCAAAAGCTGCTGGTCGTTGGGCCACTAATTACTCTGGAGAGTACTTTGCTATTGGTATTGGTGGTGCAGTAACCGGTAAGGGCGCCGATCTACTGATTATTGACGACCCGCACTCGGAACAAGAGGCGACTCTGGCCGAGTCAAACCCCGAAATCTACGAGAAAACCTACGAGTGGTACACATCAGGACCCCGGCAGCGTCTCCAACCGGGTGGTGCCATCGTAATAGTCATGACTCGGTGGTCTAAAAAGGACCTAACCGGGCAAGTTTTGAAGGCCGCTGCCCAGCGTAGCGGAGAAGAGTGGGAAGTTATCGAATTTCCGGCAATTTTGCCGTCTGGAAACCCACTTTGGCCGCAGTTTTGGAGCCTTTCTGAGCTAGAAGCCCTGAAGCAGGAGCTTCCGAACGGCAAATGGATGGCTCAGTACCAGCAAGAGCCCACTTCTGACGTATCGGCCATCGTTAAACGCGAATGGTGGAAGGTTTGGGAGAAGGACGACCCGCCTCCATGCAGTTATGTGATCCAGTCTTGGGATACCGCGTTCCTAAAGTCCCAGCGAGCGGACTACTCTGCATGTACTACGTGGGGAATCTTCGAATATCCGGACGACACCGGAAAATATCAGTCGAATATTATCCTGCTCAACGGATTCAAGGACCGTATGGAGTTTCCCGAACTCAAGGAACGGGCGCAGCAGGAGTATAAATACTGGAATCCGGACAGCCTGATCGTGGAAGCGAAAGCCGCAGGTAGCCCCCTAATATTCGAACTGCGGGCTATGGGTATTCCGGTGCAGGAGTTCACCCCAAGCAAGGGTAATGACAAGATCGCCCGCTTGAACGCAGTTGCTGATATATTCGCATCTGGTAGGGTGTGGGTACCGAACACCCATTGGGCTGAGGAACTGGTCGAAGAGGTCGCCAGTTTTCCATCTGGAGAACATGATGACTTGGTGGACTCCATGACACAAGCCCTATTGCGGTACAGGCAAGGTGGGTTCTTGCGCTTAGCTAGCGACGAACCTGAACCGGAACGATTTTTTAAACGACGTAGAGAAGGTTATTACTAGGAGAATATAGATGGCTGCAAATATGGATAAAGGTCTGTATGAGGCCCCGTTGGGTCTGGATGCTCTTGCAGCCGACACCGCTCCTATCGAAATTGAAGTGGTAGACCCGGAAGCAGTGCGGATTGGCGTTGACGGGATGATGATTGAATTTGGCGCAAGTCAGTCGCGTGCTGAAGACTTCGATGCCAACCTTGCAGACTTTATGGATGAGAGCGAGTTGCAGACTCTCTCCAGTGAACTCCTTGGTAAGTATGACCAAGACCTTGCCGACCGTAAGGAGTGGCTTGATACCTACGTCAAAGGGTTGAAGATTCTTGGTATTCGGTACGAGGAACGGACTGAGCCGTGGCCGGGTGCGTGTGGTGTGTTCCACCCGCTGCTGATGGAGTCGGCGGTCAAGTTCCAGTCCGAGACTATTATGGAGACATTCCCGGCAGCAGGGCCGGTAAAGACCAAGATTATCGGTAAGGAGACCCCGGAGAAGAAAGACGCTGCGGTTCGTGTTGCTGATGATATGAATTATCAGTTGACCGAGAAAATGCCGGAGTATCGCCCGGAGCATGAGCGGATGCTGCTCAGTCTTGCTCTCGCGGGTAATGCGTTCAAGAAGGTGTATTACGACCCGGCGTTGGGTCGGCAGACCGCTGTATATATTCCGGCTGAAGATATTGTTGTGCCGTATGGTGCGGCGAATCTGGAGACAGCCGAGCGTGTTACGCACAAGATGCGTAAGAGCGAGAACGACGTTAAGAAGCTTCAGTACGCTGGGTTTTATCGTGATATTGATTTGGGCACCCCGGTCCGCACGATGGACGAGGTGGAGAAGCAGAAGGCTGAGGACCAAGGGTTCTCGGCGTCGATGGATGACCGGTTCCAGTTACTTGAGATGCACGTCAATCTGGACCTTGCGGGGTATCCGGACGTTGACGACGACAACAACGAGACTGGTATTGCACTGCCGTACGTGGTGACTATTGAGAAGGGTACGGGAACTGTTCTAGCCATTCGGCGGAATTGGAAGGAAGACGATGAGCTCAAAGCCAAGCGACAGCACTTTGTTCATTATGGTTACATCCCCGGATTCGGGTTCTACTACTTTGGTCTCATCCACCTTATCGGCGGACACTCTAAGGCAGCTACATCTCTTCTTAGGCAGCTTATCGACGCAGGAACCCTCAGCAACCTTCCGGGCGGTCTCAAGTCACGCGGGCTCAGAATTAAGGGAGACGATACGCCTATTGCTCCGGGAGAATTCCGGGATGTAGACATTCCTTCGGGGGCAATCCGCGACAACATTTTGCCGCTCCCGTACAAGGAACCCTCGCAGACTTTGGCTCAGTTGATGGACCGAGTGGTCGAG